ATGATGACTTCTGGGAAGCATTATCGTGGGGTTGGTGTTGCGAATACATCTATCCTTATGATGATCCTTATAATCCATGGATTTCACCTGAACGGAAGTTGAGGTTAGGTAGATGGACTTAAATAAGTATGTTGTAATCCTATCATCTTTTGTGGATGGTGCGACAGTAAGAATACAGTTTCTTGCCAATAGTGAGATGAGTGCCCAACAACTCACAACTTATTATAAGTGTAAAAGTGTAACCATTAGTGATGTTGAAGTATTGAAATATGTCAATCATACATAAACTTATTATTTGTAATAGATTTCTCCGCTATTCAAGTTTCTGGTGGTGGTATCGTTTGATGAGTCATCAAGGATTTCGCTTTGATGATTATCATATATGGGGGGAGTTTTGGCACTCTCTGAATGGTGGATGGTTGGATATGAACTATAAATGGGAGTTTGAAAAGTTTTGGGGTAAAGGTGCAAAACCTGAGCGTATTGTATTACCTAAAGAAGATTTTGATGCTCTTGTTGATCGCTTGAATGAACCACCAGATCCTGCTATAGTGGAGAGAGTTAAAGAACTTATGAATCGTAAAGCACCGTGGGATGATGACTATGAAGGCACCAACTAAATCTGATCTTATTCATTACAAGATTCAAGCAGCAATGCGTGAGAACTTTTTTGAAGAAGATCAAATGAAATACTTGGGAGTTCGTGATGGTGAGCACTGGTATCTTGTTGCTGGTGAGCATGAAGTTCCTGTTTCAAACATTGAGGAGTTTGAGTTAAATGACAATTCAAGTAGATGAAAACAATGACGGATCGTTCACTATCTCCTGGGATGAAACTTCTCCTACGGAAAGTATTCTCAACACCTGGACAGAAGATGACTTTATCAAGGTCATTATGGATGCTTGTGAGAAAATAAAAGAGCAATGATTTACTTCTTGATCATATCTGCTTCCGTTGTATGGGCATTGTTTGCACTTTTCTCTCCACGATTTAATCATCTTGATAATACTGAAGATGATTAGTATGTGCCAGTTGAAGAGGTGGCACAAGACTCCTTGTGGATCTCCAGAATCTGTGCAATACTAAAAGAGTCAAAGAACTGAGGCACATTTCTGATCATGGCAACCACATCTTTTGCTTTCGGTGATTCTTACGGTGTTGATGATCACTATAACTTTGATGATCGTGATTATGATGATTTCTACACTGCTGAGGACCATGATCGCAAGCAAGCAGAACGTGACGGTTGGAGAACTGCCACATGGGATGGTCGCTTCTGACCTTCTGCTGATACAATACTAAAGAACAAACAAATCTCATGGCACATCACAACAACTTCCGTGGTGGTATTCAACCAGGAACCACTGCTTTTGATGAAGAATCTAAAGCAATGGATGACAACGCAAAGAATGCTGCTGAGATTGCATTCATGCTGCTTGAAGTTCAGTATCCTGGTCTGAAGTTTCAGAAGAAACTGAATCAAACTCAGATTCCTGGTGGTGTTGGTTCTTGTGCTCCTGATGCTGGAGTTTGGTTCTATAATGACCAACTGATTGCAGCATTTGAGAGTAAGAAACAGGGTGCAAAAGGTAACGCGATTGAACGTTGGTTCAAGAACAACTTTATCGTTCGCGCTATCAATCCTAATGCAACTTATGTCACATTTGCATCTGGTGAGGGTGTAGTTGCAGGCAATCCGATTCATCGCATTCTGCACATTGCTCACCAAGGATGTTATGGTGTGATGAATGAAGTTCAAGTTGGTGTCAACAATCTGCACTGCAAAGTCGATGGTTTCAGTGTAGAAGAAATGGTACAAATCATCGAAGAAACTATCAAAAAATCCCTGGAGGTTTGATCTCATGTTGATGCTTAAAGTAGAAGATCACGGTTGTGTCTATGCTCTCTCCCAAGAAGATGGAGATGAGTTGTATTATGCTCCTGTCTATGCCAATGGATCTGTTAATCTTGAAGAGTTTGCTCCTGTGGATCTAGGTTCTGCAGATATGGATGAGATGGAACTTTTTGACATTCGCAATCGTCTTGCTAAACTGGCAGAAGTTTGATCTAATTAAAGTTACTCACCTCCAAAGTGTCTCAGTAGTATGAGCAAGCAACCGATGCAAAACAAACACCTAGAACATCCTGAAGATACCATTCTGACTGGTGATCTTTCTGTTCTTGATTGGTTCATCACTGCTGGTGATCTGAGTGTAAAGATCGACGGTGCTCCTGCTATTGTTTGGGGACGCAATCCTGCCAATGGAGAGTTCTTTGTTGGCACAAAAGCAGTCTTCAATAAAGTAAAGATCCGCATTGCACATTCCCATGAAGAAATTGACCAATTCTATCAAGGTGAGGTTGCGACTATTCTTCACGCTTGCTATAATCATCTTCCTCGCACAAATCTTGTCTATCAAGGTGACTTTGTTGGGTTTGGCGGTGGTACTGAGTATCGCCCCAATACGATCACTTACCAGTTTCCTGAGACCATAGATCAGGCAATCATTGTTGCTCCTCACACTTACTACATCGCAGAGAATGATCTGCGAGATGCTGTAGCATACCCTGATTGTTCCGTCTGGGTTGATACTGACACTGTAAAGTTTGTCAAACCCAGTGCATACATCCTGCACAATCAGGAGTCGTTTGCTGATGCTCATGAGGTGTGTCAGTTTGCCAAACAAATGGCAACAATGGTCAAGTTCCTGAACAAGAAGGATGCTGAACATTTCAAGAAGTGTGTCAACACCTTCATCAAAGTTGGTGCTGTTCTTGATGACTTCGCACTGTCAGTTGCTGCCAACTGTGACATCAATCTGGTCAGACTGTGGAAGTTGGTGAAGTCTATCAAAGAAGATTGCTTGTTCATCTGCCGCAATGATGGTCCTGCTGCCTATCTTGGTCAGGATCGGATTGATGCTGAGGGTTATGTCCTCGTGAACAAGTTTGGTGCCTACAAGTTGATCAATCGGGAGGTATTCTCTCGCACAAACTTCAACTCAGGGCGATTCCAGTGTGCCGCCTGAAGGAGTGTCACAACTCCCCTTGTGGAATCCTGGAATCCATGCAATACTAAAAGAGTCAAAAACGACACACAAACTATGTGGGACGAAATTCAAGACATGCCTGCTGAAATCTTCGACATTTCTGATGCTGACCGCGAGGAGATTGCAAAAGTCTTTGAAATGTCAGAGGAAGAATATGATGCCTATTGGAATGATGATCGTGATGACTTCAACATGAATGACTACCTGAATGCTAGTTATGATTATTGACATTCTAACCTTCGCATCTATCGCTGTTCACTTTTATCTTCGCCATCACTGAAATGTTGACTTCAAACGAAATCTCTGCACTCCTCGATCTCATTCAGTTTCATGATGATTGGGATGAAGTAAGCGAGCAAGTTGGCACCGATGTAAGTGTGCTTTTCGATAAACTTTCTTCTATGCTGTCCTACTCTACTCAGGGGTGATTATGAACAACTTTCTCATTGGTATTGTTGCTGGTGTTGTGTTAGCAACTGTTGGTTTCAATGGTATGGCACAACTCGGCAATCGTGCTGTTCAGAGCATTCAATCCTTTGCTCTGAACAACGCGGCAAGATAACGATTCACTCAACTTTCCACTTACTTTTCTCTCAAACAAATGACCGAAACTGTCAACGTTCTGCCTCACATCCGCGAACTGAAAGATGCCTGGCGCAAGCAAGATTTCAAGTTCACTAAGCAACAACAGGAAGAATACGATCTGTTGATTGCTGCTCGCCGTGAACGTGTTAAGTATTTCTATGACAACGACATGGTGTGCAAGATCAGTAAGTCTGCCCAAGACAAACTGCGAGATGCTGAAGATAACTAAATACTAAAAAGTAGTGTTTAGATACCGATGAGAACGTTTCAGGAGTTTATGTCTCTTTGCGAAGCATCTGATGCTGATGCTGCCAAGCAACTTGGATGGGGTGGTGGTGCATCTATCACCCGTCAAGGTGAAGGTGGTAGAGTAGGAAGAGAGCGCAAAAAGACTGCTCCTGAAATGAGAAGAACTAAAGCAGTCGGTGGTGGTAAAACAGCACCTGTAGGACCATACAAAACACGCAAGGATGTTGGACAACAACGTGGTTCTTCAGCACCTGCACCTGGGAGAGGAAAGGATACAGCAACTCTGAAACCTGGAACTGCTGGAACACAAGGAAGTGCTGCAATGACTGCAAAAGAAAGACAGCGTAAAGCATACCTTGAGCGTAAAGCAAGAGAAGGTGGTAAAGCACAACCAAAGAGTGCATCTCAGGCAATCTCTCAGGCAAAACCTTCTACACCTAAACCAGCAGCAAAACCACGCAGAAAGTGGGAACATGAAGGTGGTGGTGGAATGACACGCCAAGAGAGAGATAGAGCAAGAAATAAAGAGAAAACAGCAGCAGCACAAAAGACTAAGAAATCTTCTAGTGAGATTCTCTCACAAATGCGTAAAGAGTATGAAGCAGGTGGTGGAAAGTGGAGCAATGCTGTTGCAGTTCGCATGAGAGCAAAAGCGAAAGCAGCAGCACAAGCATCTGGAAGTTGAGTCCAATTAAAGTTACTCACCTCTAAAGTGTCATAGTATTATGAGCACTTCCTTCGCTATGAACCGCATCGAACTCCAACGAGCACTGTATGATGCACGAAATGCCTATCTGAAGGCAAAAAAAGAAATGGAGTTTCAGAAACGTGAGATTGCTTTTCTGAATGAATGTGTTGCAAACTTGGACAAACCAGAAGGTTGGTTGTTTGATGAAATGTTTGGCGATACGCCACTCGCAGAAGAAGTCTACGGCGGTTGATTAACTGTCATAGCACTCTCCACAATCGTCTGGAAGAGTGCTATAATACTTTTTAGATACCAACACACCTGAACTACTTTATTTCGCAATGTTCTCCGATTTGATCAAACTTCGTCCTCATCAAGAACGTGGCACTGCTGCTATGGCAGAGCACAACAAAGGTCAAATCATTGTACCTACTGGTGGTGGCAAGACGCTCAAGATGATCTATGATGCTCTGCGTCAGTTGCAGTCTGAAACTCCGCAGACCATTGTTGTTGTTGCTCCTCGCATTCTGCTTGCTGAGCAACTCTCTGCTGAGTTTCTGGAGTTTATCACCAACGCTGAAGTGATGCACGTTCACTCTGGTGAAACTCACCACTTTAGCACTACCAAACCTGCTGACATTGTTGTTCACACTGGTGCATGTATTGCTGCAGGTAAGCATCAACTGATCTTCACTACTTACAACTCTTTGCAGCAACTGCAACGTGCAGAGATTGATGTGGATACGATCTACTTTGA